CTGACAAAGCAGTTGATATTAAAGAACTAGATACAAGACTAGAGGATATAAATAAAAAAGCTGAAGTAATAATTAAAAATCATTACAAAACATATCCTAATCATGAAGGATTATTAAATTGGAAAAAATATGATTTTATTGTTGATGATGTCGGAAGATTATTAAATATTAGTAAAATTGGAACTATAGGTGGAGATTATAAAAAATGGTCTTTAGCCAACGTAGATCAAACTATTTTAAATAAAGATCTTGCAAAATTAAATAAAACAGAACTTAAAAATTACAGAGATGCAATTAAAGAAGTTTCTAAATCTAGAGATGCAGGAGATATATATTTTGGAACTAAAAAAAATTTAGCAAAAGAGCAGATAAAAAATTTAGATTTAAAAAGAGCAGCCGAAAGAGGTTCTATAGATCTTCAACTTTTAAAAGATATATATGATAAAGGAGGAAGTGCAATTGGAAAAGGAATAAAAGTTATAGGATCTCCTGCAGCTGGTATAGGTTTTGCACTAACAGAGGATAATGCTTTTTTAAAAGGAGCTAGTTTATTAGCCCCTGAAATTTTAGGAACAAAAGGAATAGTTAGTAAAATTTTAAATCCATTTAATGTTGGAAGAGTTATGACACCAGTTGGTTTACCTGTAACTATAGGAGGGGGAATATATGAAGTGGCAAAAAAAGCAGAACCAGATTTTCTCTTAGATAAAGAAACTCTTGAACCCAAAACTTTTGATAGAGAAGACGCAAGTTTTGTTATGCCAACAATGATGGATGCATACGAACAAGCATTTAAATATTCTAAAGATAAAGGTATTTCGTATGATGATGCTGTTAAAGAATTATTTAAAGAAAAAAGTTTTAAAGAGGGTATAGAAGATTTTCAAAGAAAAAATTTTGTTGTTGGTGGAAGAGTAGGATATGCGGACGGACCAGATGATCCGGGCAAAAGAAAATTTTTAAAAATTATGGGAGGACTCGCTACTTTACCTATTGTTGGTAGATTTTTTAGAGTTGGAGAGATAGCAGCACCTGTAGCAGAAAAAGCTGTAGAAACTGTCAGTGAAGCACCAAAATATTTTTTTGATTTAGTTAATAAAATTAAATTATTAGGAACAGAATCTAAAATTAAACCTGGTGAAAGAATAACAGAAACTAATTACACAGGTATAGATGGATCTCAATACACACTAACAGAGGACTCTGTTACTGGACTTCAAAGAATTGAAAAAGATAAAATAGGTGGTTATGCAGATGAAAATGTAAGTTTTGATACCATAGAAAATAAATCTGTTATGGAATATCAACCAACTCGTAGAACAGAAGACGGAGTAGAACCTGACTATTATGATGAAGGCACAGCTACTTTTGATCGAGATGGAACTGTGGATGGGTATGATGATGGAATGGAAGACGATATTATAGAACAAATTAAAAAAGAAGCAGATGATAAAGGGTAAAAAAAGCGGACCACCACCAAAATCTGGGCCTACACCACAAGGCTTGAATATTAATTATAATACTGTTAAAACCGTAAAATTGGAGAAAACAAATGGCAGATATGGAAAAGGCTCTACCAAACGAGCCGAGAAAAGAAGTTGAAGTACCTGGTGAAGAAGAAATTCAAGAAACCCTTGTAGAAGAGGTAGAAAAAGAATTAGAAAAACCAGGTGAAGTAGAAACAGTAGAAAACGAAGATGGATCAGTAGATATTAATTTTGATCCAGGTGCAGCTTCAATTGAGGGCGGAGAAGATCATTACGCAAACTTAGCAGAATTTTTACCAGACGAAGTATTAGACTCATTGTCATCAGATTTAAATTCTAAATACATGGATTATTCTATGTCTAGAAAAGATTGGGAAAAAAGTTATACTCAAGGACTAGACTTATTAGGATTTAAATATGATCAAAGGTCAGAGCCGTTTCAAGGTGCCTCGGGGGCGACTCACCCGGTTCTTGCTGAAGCTGTTACTCAGTTTCAGGCGCTCGCTTATAAAGAGTTACTCCCAGCTGATGGACCAGTCAGAACGCAACTCTTAGGAATACAATCTCCAGATAAAGTTCAACAAGCAAATCGAGTAAAAGATTTTATGAATTATCAAATTATGGATCAGATGAAAGAGTATGAGCCAGAATTTGATTCTATGTTATTTCACTTACCATTGTCAGGTTCAACTTTTAAAAAAGTATACTATGACGAAGTGGAAGGACGAGCTGTATCTAAGTTCGTTCCTGCGGATGATTTGATTGTTCCGTATACGGCTACCTCATTAGACGATGCGGAAGCAATCATTCATAGAATTAAAATTTCAGAAAATGATTTAAGAAAACAACAGGTTGCAGGTTTCTATAAAGATATAGAATTAGGTAAACCAGAAGATAAAGAATCAGATGTAGAAAAAAAAGAAAGAGAATTAGAAGGAACTAAAAAAACAAAAGATGAAGATATTTATACTTTGTTAGAATGCCATGTTAATTTAGATCTGGAAGGTTTTGAAGACTCAGATCAAAACGGTGAGCCAACAGGAATTAAACTTCCATATATTGTAACCTTAGAAGAAGGCTCAAAGGAAATATTATCTGTAAAAAGAAATTACGAAATTGGAGATCCGAAGAAAAATAAAATCCAATATTTTGTCCATTTTAAGTTTCTGCCAGGACTAGGTTTTTATGGTTTCGGTCTCATCCACATGATTGGCGGATTGAGTAGAACTGCAACTGCTGCTTTACGTCAACTATTGGACGCGGGTACCCTCTCTAACTTACCCGCAGGATTCAAGATGCGTGGTATAAGAATTAGAGACGACGCACAATCAATACAACCAGGTGAGTTTAGAGACGTAGATGCACCCGGTGGTAATCTTAGAGATTCATTTATGATGCTGCCTTTTAAAGAACCATCTGCAACTTTATTAAATTTAATGGGCGTTGTAGTTAGTGCTGGTCAAAGATTTGCATCCATAGCTGATCTACAAGTAGGTGATGGTAATCAACAAGCTGCTGTTGGTACAACTGTTGCTCTTCTTGAAAGAGGATCAAGAACGATGTCAGCTATACACAAAAGAATTTACTCTGCATTAAAGAATGAATTTAAAATTCTTGCAAGAGTATTCAAGTTATATCTACCGGCGGAATATCCGTACGACGTAGTTGGGGGTCAAAGAATGATTAAACAAACTGACTTTGATGATCGGGTAGATATCTTGCCAGTTGCTGACCCTAACATCTTTTCACAAACTCAGCGTATTTCCCTCGCACAAACAGAGTTGCAGCTGGCAACTTCAAACCCTGGAATGCATAACATGTATCAAGCATACAGAAATATGTATGAGGCATTAGGTGTAAAAAATATTGACTCAGTATTAGTTAGACCTATGCCGCCTGCTCCAAAAGATCCTGCGTTAGAGCATATTGATGCTTTGGCCGGTAAACCTTTTCAAGCTTTTCCAGGACAAGATCATAGAGCACATATGACAGCTCATTTAAATTTTATGGCAACTAATATGGCTAGAAATAATCCAATGGTTATGGCAAGTTTAGAAAAAAATATTTTTGAACATATAAGTTTAATGGCACAAGAACAGATAGAATTAGAATTTAGAGAAGAGTTAATGAGATTACAACAAATGCAACAGAACCCTATGATGATGCAACAGAATCCACAGGCTCAACAACAGGTTATGCAACTAACACAACAGATAGAAGGTAGAAAATCTGTGTTGATAGCAGAGATGATGGGTGAATTTTTAGAAGAAGAGAAGAAAATTACATCACAATTTGACAATGATCCTATTGCTAAATTAAGATCTAGAGAACTAGACTTAAGAGCACAAGAAAATGCAAGAAAAGAACGTGAAGGTCAAGAAAGAATGGACCTAGATAAGATGAGAGCAATGATGAATCAACAAAATCAAGACGAAAAACTAGATCAAAACGAAGAATTAGCAAAATTAAGAGCAAATACTTCGATTGAAAAGACAATTTTAGGAAAAACTTTACCAAGTTCTAATGATATGGTACCAAAAGTTTCAATTATAAGGTCTGGAAATGAATAAAACACAGAAAAAAATAAAAAAAGTCATGTCAGAGTTTAAAAAAGGTAAATTAAACATTGGTGACTCGAAAAAAAAGGTAAAATCGCGTAAACAAGCGATAGCAATTGCTTTATCAAAAGCAGGAAAGGCTAAAAAAGGTTAATATGGCTTGGTTTAGTTTAGCAAAACTAGCATTAAACGCTGGAACGCATATTTATAAAAAGCGTCAAGAGACTAAAATGGCTATGGCTGATGCACAACACATGCACGCTAAAAAAATGGCCGATGGTCAGTCTGAATATCAGGGCAAATTATTAGAAGCAAGACAATCAGACTGGAAAGACGAATTCATACTTTTAATTTTGTCGGCGCCAATCGCGGTGCTAGCTTGGGCGGTCATAAGTGAGGACCCAACTGCTATGGACAAGGTAAAATTATTTTTTGAATACTTCGCAACGCTGCCGACCTGGTTTACAAATTTATGGATCCTTGTAGTCGCGAGCGTTTATGGTATAAAGGGTACACAAATATGGAGAAACGGTAAAAAATAATGAGAAGGTATTATAAAAATGGTTCATCTTTTCCTGATCTATCAGGTGACGGTAAAGTCACTATGAAAGATGTTTTGATGGGCAGAGGTGTAATTAAAAAAGGTAAAAAAAAGAAAAAGAAAAAGAAAATGAAGAGAGTTAAATCACCAATAGAAAAAATGGTAAGGGGGAACTAATGGCAAAATTATGTCCAAGAGGTAAAGCCGCAGCAAAGAGAAAATTTTCGGTCTACCCAAGCGCATATGCAAACATGTACGCATCGGCAGTATGTTCAGGTAAAGTCACACCAGGCGGAAAAAAGAAAAATAGAAAAAAAGCCATGGGTGGAGGAATGATGTCTAATAGATCAATGTATGGATCAGGCGGATCTGCTTGCGCACAAATAAAAGGATTTGGAATAGCTAGACGTCCAGGAAAAAGATAATGGCTGAAAAAGGTTTAAGAGCATGGGTAAAGGAAAACTGGGTAGATATTGCGAACAGGCGAAAAGATGGTTCATACCCGAAGTGTGGAAGAAGTGGTGGAGAAAAAAGAAAAAATTATCCAAAATGCGTGCCCATTGCAAAAGCAAGACGGATGACCAAAGGGCAGCGTGCGGGTGCCGTCGCAAGAAAACAAGCAAAAGCGAATACAGGTCCTACACCATCTAGAGCAGCAACTTTTGCAAAAAGAAAAAAAGCAGCTGACGGTGGATATATTGGACCAGCGATAAGATCAAATTATGGAGGAAAAATTTTAAGTAATCCTTCTTATGAAAAATATTATAAAGGAATGATTTAATGTCGGGTGGAAGTTCATTTATTAGTGATCAAAAATTTACAACTTTAACAGCAGATGGTAATTTCAAAACAATTACTGGTGGATCTACTAATTTAGGTCCTTGTAGAGTTACATATATTCAAGCACATGCTGCATCAAATGCAGTTGTAAAACTTCATGATGGAACAGGCACTGGCGGCCCTTTAGAATTTCAAGCTAAATTTGGATCAGAGGGTTTAGATCTAATGGTTCCTGGAAGCGGTATAAGATTTAGAACAGGAGTCTTTTTAGATTTAGATCAAACAGATTCAGTTACTATTGGATATACAGGTTAAAATGAGACAGTTTTATTCTAAAGGCACAATGCCTGCAAGAAATAAAAAAAATTTTAGACCCACTAAAAAAGGGGCTGGAATGACAAGGGCTGGGGTAAAAGCTTATAGAAGACTTAACCCTGGTTCAAAATTAAAAACAGCCGTGACAGGAAAAGTGAAGCCTGGATCAAAAGCTGCAAAACGTAGAAAATCGTACTGCGCACGTTCACTAGGTCAGCTCAAAAGAGCATCAGCCAAGACACGTAATGATCCAAACTCACGTATCCGTCAGGCAAGAAGAAGATGGAGATGTTAATATGAGAAAAAAAATGATGGGCGGCGGTATGATGAAAAGAACTGCCATGAAAAAAGGTGGCAAGATGAATGCAGGATTAAAAGCATATCTTGCTAAAAAGAAAAAAGATAAAATGAAAAAAGCGAAGGCATAATGAATAAGTCAAAAGCTAAAATAAAAAAAGTTATCAAAGGTTTAGGAAAAGCTGTTAAAGCTCACACTAAACAAAGAAAAATGTTACAAGGAGCTTTAAGTGCCGGATCCAAAAAAGGGAACAGGAAAAAAGCCTAAAGGCTCTGGACGTAGACTTTATACGGACGAGAATCCTAGAGATACTGTCCGTATAAAATTTGCTACTCCAACAGATGCAAGAAAAACAGTATCAAAGGTTAAAAAGATTAATAAACCTTTTGCTAGAAAGATTCAAATTTTAACAGTAATGGAGCAAAGAGCTAAAGTTATGGGTAAAAATAAAGTAGCTTCAATTGCTAAAAAAGGAAAAGAATCTATAAGAAAGACTAAAAAAACCTAGGAGAAAGAATATGGAAGAGTTTAACATTATATATAAAATACAAAGAATGTTGAAAGAAGACTATCAATCTATTGGTGAAACAATGATTAGTGGTGCTATTGACAATATGGAAAAATACAAATATATGATGGGACAGGCACATGCCTATAAAAAAATATCACAGGAAATCTCTAACCTGCTAAATAAGAAGGAGCAAATAGATGAACAACCAGACCTCGAAAACGTCGTCAAATTCGACCCCAAAAATTAAACTAGCATTAGAAGAAAAATATAAAGCAGAAGATAAAAAAGAAATAGATGCTTACGAGCGTTTAAAAAAGAAAGAAACTAATAAACTTCCTAAACCAACAGGTTGGAGATTACTAGTATTACCTTTTAAAATGCCTGAAAAGACTAAAGGTGGTCTTTATATTGGTCAAGATACATTAGAACGTCAACAAGTAGCCTCTACTTGTGGATTAGTTTTAGAAACGGGTCCTCATTGTTATGATGAAGAAAAATTTCCAGAGGGACCTTGGTGTAAAAAAGGTGATTGGATTATTTTTGCAAGATATGCTGGATCTAGAATTCAAATTGACGGGGGTGAAGTTAGATTGTTAAATGATGATGAAGTGTTAGCAACTATAGATAACCCCGAAGATATACTTCATCAATATTAATCATAGAGGAGTAAACTATGCCAGAAGAAGAAAAAAAAACAGTTGATATAGATACATCAGGACCTGATGTTGATATACAATTGCCTGAAGAAAAAGAAGATTCTGTTGTAGAAACCGAACAGCCAAAAGTTGAAACGGAAACAGCAGAACAGGAGAAAGAAGTAAAAGTAGAAGAAGAAAAGAAAGAACCATTACAAGAAGAGAAAGAAAAAGAATTAGAACAATACTCTGAAAGTGTTCAAAGAAGAATAGCTAAACTAACTAAAAAATGGAGAGAGGCTGAGAGACAAAAAGATGAAGCAGTTGAATATGCTAAATCACAAATTGAAGCAAAAGAAATAGCTGAAAAAAAAATCTCTAAGTTCGAACCTGAGTTTTTTAAAAACGCTGAGGATAGCGTTGAGAATGGTTTAAAAGCAGCACAAGCAAAACTTGCTGCAGCTAGAGAGGCTAATGATTTAACAGCTGAAGCAGAAGCTTTAACTGCTATATCAGAGTTTGGTTACAGAAGAGCTAGACTTGCTGAGACTAAAAATGAACAAGAAGAGTATAATAAACAACTAAAAGAAAAACCAAAGCCGGAAATAAACCTAAATAGACAGACAGCTTCTGCAGGATCCCCAGATCCTAAAGCTGAAGATTGGGCTAGTAAAAATGCGTGGTTTGGACAAGATACAGCCATGACATATACTGCTTTTGATCTTCATAAGAAATTGACTGAAGATGAGGGTTTTGACCCATCAAGTGACGAGTATTATTCTGAAATAGATAAAAGAATAAGACTTGAATTCCCACACAAGTTTGCTAATAATAGTGATAAGGGAGAAAATACGACCAAACCTGTGCAAACAGTAGCTTCAGCGAAGCGAAGCACAAATACCGGTCGCAAAAACTCTGTGAGACTCACATCATCACAGGTAGCAATCGCTAAAAAATTAGGTGTGCCACTTGAAGAATATGCGAAACAACTAAAAATCACGAAGGAGGCATAAGCATATGGAAAATGATAATGATAAAAGAGCATCCCGTGCAAGTCAAACTAGAGAGAAAAAAGCTCGACCAAAAGTTTGGCAAAAATCCAACGACTTGGATGCACCACCCGCACCTGCAGGTTTCAGGCATAAGTGGATAAGAACTGAGTCACTAGGTTTTCAGGACACTAAAAATGTTTCTGGTAAACTAAGAGAAGGTTACGAATTAGTTCGAGCTGATGAGTATCCAGACACAGATTATCCAGTTTTAGATGACGGGAAATATAAGGGCATGATTGGAGTCGGGGGCCTTGTGCTGGCAAGGATACCAGATGAGATTGCAGAGCAAAGAAATGCTCACTATAGAAATCTGCATAATGAAAAAGTTCAGGCTGCAGATAACGATCTTATGAGGGAACAGCACCCTAGTATGCCGATCAATGTTGATCGACAGACTCGTGTAACCTTCGGTGGTACAAAGAAATCCTAATATAGAATTTCTAGTCCGCCGGATAAACAAAATGTCTAAAGGAGGACAACTACTATGGCAAATAAAGACGCCGCTTTTGGATTAAGATCCATTGGCAAAGTTGGTCAGAATAGAGACAACCAAGGTTTATCCGAATATGATATCGCAGCAAGTGCTACAGCGATATTCCAAAACGACCCTGTACAAATGTTAAATACAGGTACAATTGGAGTAGCTGCAGCAGCGGATACATTAATCGGAGTACTTAATGGTGTATTCTTCACTGACGCAAACACTAGTAAACCTACTTTTGCGAACCATCTAAAAGGATCCAATACTGCAACAGACATTAAAGGATTCATAGCGGATGATCCGTATGAGAGGTTTGAAGTTCAATCGGACGACGCAACTGCAGCAGCAGACGTCGGCCTTAATGCTGATATTGTGTACGCAGCTGGTAGCACACATGACTTTGTGTCAGGTGTGGAATTAGATCATTCTGATCTTAAAACTGGTACTGCACAATTAAGAGTACTTGGCATATCAAAAGATATCAATAATAACACTCCAGGTTCTGCGAATGTTAATTTGGTAGTTATGATTAACGAGCACTTCTTAAAAGCAACAGCCGGAGTATAAGGAGGATAATTATGGCGATAAGTAGAGGACAATTAGTCAAAGAACTCGAGCCGGGATTAAATGCCTTATTCGGGTTGGAATATAAACGTTATGAGAATCAGCATGCTGAGATATACACTACTGAGTCTTCAGACAGAGCGTTTGAAGAAGAAGTTATGTTATCAGGTTTTGCTCAAGCTCAAGTTAAACCAGAAGGATCAGGTGTAGTTTTTGACAATGCTCAAGAAACTTTCACTGCAAGATATACACACGAAACTGTGGCTCTTGCCTTCGCGATAACTGAAGAAGCTATTGAGGATAATCTGTATGACAGACTTGCTAGTAGATATACAAAAGCATTAGCTAGATCTATGGCGAACACTAAACAAATCAAAGCTGCTAGTCTGTTAATTAACGGACTACCAGGTGGTACGTTCAAATCAGGTGATGGTGTAACACTATTTAACACTGCTCACCCAACTGTAGCTGGAACTGTTAAAAATACTTTAACAGTAGCGGCAGACTTGAACGAAACTTCATTGGAGCAGTCATTAATTGACATTAATGCATTTACTGACGAGAGAGGTCTTAAAGTAGCTGCTAGAGGTGTTAAAATGATTGTACCTTCGGAGCTTCAGTTTACAGCTGAGAGATTAATGAAATCTCAAGGTAGAACTGGAACAGCGGATAATGATCTAAATGCTATAAATAGCATGGGAATGATTCCACAAGGTTATAGAATTAATAATTTCTTAACTGACACGGATGCATTCTACATTATTACTGATGTACCAAATGGTATGAAGTATTTCGAAAGATCTCCTATCAAAACAGCGATGGAAGGTGATTTCGATACTGGTAACGTAAGATACAAAGCTAGAGAAAGATATTCATTTGGAGTATCTGACTTCAGAGGTATCTTTGCATCACCAGGTGCT